ACCAGCCACCTGGCGCGATGTCGCGGATCTCAAGGCTGGTTCCATCGGTCCGCCCATAATCCTGCCAAGCCCCCGAGCCTTGGCGGGCCTGCAGCTGATAGGCCGCGACAAAGCTTGAGGGTGCCGCGGCCCAGGTGACCCGCGCCAAAACCTTGAGCCCGCCGCCATCACGGGTGACATAGATCTCCTCAGTGGCCTGCGGCGCCCCAGGCGCCGGGATATCCCGCGCCGACGGCAGGCTGGTGCGTGGCGCGGCCGCATAAATCCGCGCTTCCGAGGCCGCCCAGTCGTACACCAAGGGCGAGGTCTCACGCAGAACGAGTTCTGGCAGCAACAGCGCGCCATCGCCTGAGACGGTTAGATCGAGGCTGACCCCATGCACCTCAAACGGTTTGGCGGCAAAGCCCCAGCGCGCATAGGAGAGCGTCACCACATCCCCCACCGTTGCGGCCCAGGCCGACAGTTTCCCCGAGAGCCGCACCGTCATCTGTCGACGCGCGCGTTCAAGCTCAATCTTGGCGAGCCGCTGCGCCATGGAGGCCGAGATCGTGAAGGGCAGCGAGATATCGCGCCACCGCCGCTCCCCACCGTCCTCGGCGAGATAGACATCACTTGCATAGGCCGGGAAGTCATCCGGCTGCCAGTCATTTTCGGGGCTCACAAACTGGCCCCGAACCGCGTTGAAGTTTGACGACATCGTCACGCGCGTCGCCAAGGTGAGACCACCCTCCCGGACATGATCCGAGGTCAGCGCCACCGATGGCACAGCCCAAGCCCCGGCATGGATGCGCCAGGCCCCGCCCGAGAAGGCGCAGCGCCCGGCAAAAGACGAGAGCATCCCCTCGATGATTGTCTTTGGAGGCTCGGAAAGCGAGATCACCCCATTGCAGGCATAGCGCGGCTCTGTCCCACCCCCGACCTTGGCCACCACCTCATCACAAATGTTGGCCGCCTCAACGAGGCTCATCCGGTCAACCCCATCCGCCGCCCCGATCTCTGCCCGGATCCCGAACTCCGGATGCGCCATATAATCGGCAAGGCACAGCGCAGGGTTTTCTGAATAGGCATGAGTTTCTGTGCGGGGGTCAAAGATGTCGTCCTTGCCCTCGATGTCCACCGTGATGTTCGGAATGCCGCCCGGGAAAGCATCCTGATCATAGGTGAGCCGCAGCCGGATTGCCGCACAGCCGCGCAGCCGATGGTTCTCGGTCCATTTGTCAGGCAGCGCAGCCTTAAGACCCACGAAGGCTGTCTGGTTGGCGGTGCCGAGTTTCTTTTCGACCAGGACCTTTCCGGCCCAGCGACCTTGGGCGACGCCGGCAGCACTGAGGGCCATCTCGCCCTCGAAGTAGATGGCGCCGATCGATTTGACCCGGTGCGCCGCAAGAACGATGACCAGATCGAGGTATTGGTTTTCTGATCCGGAGGAATGCAGAAAGACAATGACCCCGCCTTTGCGGGTGCGCCCGTAAACAAGATCGCGCGGCATCACAGGCTCGCGCACCGTGACCGTCCGCGCCTGCAGCGTCATTTGCGGCTTTGGCATGAGCGCCTGGGCCGCATAGGACAGAAGGAGCGTGCCCCCAATCCGAATGAGGGCAGCCCCAATGCCACCGGCGGCCAAAACGCCGCCAATCGCCCCCGCGACCGCGGTGACGGCTGTCACAATGAAGGGCATGGGGAGTGTCTCGTCTAAATGGGTCGCGTTCAGATGGGCCAGGCAAGTCGACAAGAGGTGAGCGACGCGAAGGTGAGACCCACGGGTGCGAGACCCACAGCGGTGGCGCCGATCACCACGCCAAAGCCAAGCCCTGTGTCCGTTAGCACAATGTCCCCGCGCTGCGCCAAAAGCGGGGTTGCGCGCGGTTCTCCCAAGAGCGCACGCCCCATATCTTCCACTGAGGCCCAGCCAAGGCGGCGCATCACACGCAGGCCCCCGAGATGCGTTGTGTAGCGCCCGCGCCAGAGGCCCGCGATATCCTCGCCGCCGGTCAGGATCATCCGTGTCTCGAAGGCAAAGGTCGGGCAGTCATGGAGGCCCCAGATGAAGGGTCGCTCGCGGGCGGTGTCGATCACCGATGCAAGCAGGCGTTCCCAGTGTTCAACGCGTGGCATGTCTATCCCCGCCCCCAGGTGATTTCTCTGTCCTGGATCGCGGTCACATATTCAAACCCGAGATCGCCTGGATGCAGCACCTGCTGACTTTCGTGGGTGTAGCGCCAGGTCCGCGCCACGGTGAGATCAATGAGCCGGCTTTCATAGCTGATCGTAATCGTGCAGGTGTCCGCGTCATCCTTGATTTCTGGGACATCAAGGCGACCAGAGAAGGCCTGAACGGGATCAGCGATGATGCTGCCATTCTCGGCCAGAAGCCCCAGCCAGATCCGACCCGGCAGGCCCTGACGCGCTTCGTCTATTGCAATCTGCACGAGATCCAGCGGCACGCCAGAAAGCGACACGGCCGTTCCACCAGCTACGACCTCGCCGGTCTCATCGATGCCCCCGAGGCCAAGCAACGAGCCTGCGCCAGACCAAGTTCGTCCGTTCCAAGTGACAGACCCAAGGCCCGACCAGATCCGCACCCAGCCCGTGGCAAACTGGCCTTCAAAGAAGATGACTGGCCGCAGCGACTGATCCGCCAGTGCCGTGGCGAAGGCGGGTGTGATGTTACGCGACATAGGAGCTCGCTTTCACATGGCTTTGGTCAGAGCGCTTCGCGCGCGGAGAGGGTGAAGCGGTGCTGATCCGCGCGGCCAATCACTGTGGGCACAGGTGCGGTGAGCCTCAAGAGCACCGACGGGGCGCTGAGACCAAGAAGCGCACCGGCCGGGACTGAGGCTCTGAGCGGCGGCACAAAGTTGATCACCGCCTCGCTCCCGAGGGGCACGATATCCGCGGTTACCTGGTAAAGCCGGGTGGTGGCATCAGATCCGAGTTGAAAGAAATCACCAGCCCTGAGGCCAACTCCCCATCCAGCAGTTTTCAGGGTGGAGGAGCCAGCGACTTGCACCTCGGTGACATAAGGATTGCCCGCCGCCACCGGCAACTCGATGGAAGGATCGGGGAACAAGAACCGCCCCCGCAAGCCGCCTAGAGCCGCAAAGAAGGCCGAGAGGCGGCGTGCCTTGGCCCCTTGGGTCACCGCCATCTCGATTTGGTATTCCCACCAGGACGCGCCCCAGTCCTGAATCTGGGATGTGCCGGTAAAAGGCGAGCGCGCCTCGGCCACAGACGTAACCAGCCGCCGCTCGAGTGAGGCGACGAGCGTCAGGGGCAATACTGGAATGGCCATCTCAGATCACCTGGCCCCGGCGCCGCCCATCGGCCACGCTTTCCTTCGCGATGCGGGCGATTTCAGGGATGGCAGCCCGCAGCCGCGCATCAATCTGCTCGGCCACGCCCATCTGCGCCCCGCGTGCGTCGATGTTCACGGTTACGCCGGTGCCAGCGCCCCGTCCATACCCAGCCGCCTCACGACGGTTCAGCACCCGTTCTCCACGCTGCAAGATCGCAGGAACCTCATCAGGTCGAAGTCCTGCCCAGCCACCTGTATGCAGCCGAGGGGCACCTGCAAAGGCGGTGACTGGCACCGCGCGCATCGGCGCGCCCGCACCCACCATGCCGCCCGTATGCCAGATGCTCGCGTTCACCATAGGGTTTGCGGCAGCCGCTGCCCCACCCCCAAAGATCCCACCGCCAAAGATGCCCGAAAGTGCGGAAGCAAGTGGGCCCAACACTGCATTCTTGAAGGCAAGCGTCGCGAGGTCCGCCAAGATCGAGGAGACCAGCGATTTGAAGTCAAACTTGCCGGTGGTCACAAACTGCCGGAACGCGCTTTCCGCTGAAGAGAAGGCCGAGGTCAGCGTCTCGCCAAGCCCTTTGCCCCAATCCATCGCGCCCTTGGCATAGTCCGCGAGGGACTTTGTAACCTGCGCCCAGCCGGTCGCCGCTTCTTCTGCCGCCTTCTTGGCCGCACCGCCCGCCCCACCAGCGGCTTGGCCTGCCGCATCAAAGCCATCGGATACAGCGCCCGCCGCCTCAGTAGCACCAGCCAAAGCGTCCTCGCCCTCTCTCCCCGCGCCGGTGATTGCTGCCTTGAGGGCCTCCCAAGCGTTCATCGGGCGGGAGGCGGCCTCCGAGAGCATACCCGCCGCCTCACCATAGCCGGAAGCGCGACCGCGTGCTGCCTCCGCCATGCCACCGAAGAGATCAGGTGCCTTGATATAGGTCTTGCCCATGGCCGCACGGAACGCGTCAGCAGCAGCCGTGCCTGCCGCCAAGGCTGCGCCTTCGAAGGGATTGGTAATTCCGCCGAGGTCCACCGCCTCGAGTGTGCCGATTCTTAGGCCAGCTTCACCCGTCGCCCAATCAGGCAGGAGGGCCAGCGCCGCGTTCAGACCTTCGATGAAGCTGTTGATGCGCGTAACCACCGCATTCAACATCGACTCGACACCACCGATCAGTCCATTCGCCGCTTGATAGGCAAAATCCCCGATGGCCTGCGGCAGCGCGCCCCAGATCGCCTTCACCCCGTCAAAAGCGCCCTGGAACGTCCCGACAGCAGAATTGCCCCAGGCTACCACAGCCGACAGCGCCGATTGCAGCCCGTCGTAAATCCCCGCCTGTGTGTCCACCCAGCCGGCCTCAACGCGCGACCACGCCGCTGTGGCTGCCAGCGCAAGGCGATCCCAGGCCTCTGCCGCGACATCACGCAAGAGGCCGAAGGCGGTGCCAACCCCACCGACTTTGCCCACAAGTTGCGTGAACTGGTAAACAAGCTCGCCCGCGCCCACGATGAGCGCGCCGATCCCAGTGCGTATCAAAGCGCCGCGCAGAAA